ACGCCACGCCATCGCGCGCTGATCGACAAGATTCTGACCAGCCCCATGCACATTATCTGCACCATGCGTAGCAAGACCGAGACGGTTCAGGGTGAGGGAAAGAAAATCCTCAAGCTCGGCATGAAGTCAGAGCAGCGCGACGGCAGCGAATATGAGTTCACTGTAGTGCTAGACCTTGTGCATGACGGCAATGTCGCAGTAGCCACCAAAGACCGTACCAAGCTGTTCAAGGAGCCCGAGGTAATTACGCCGAACACTGGCGAGCGCTTGCTTGCATGGTTGAACGATGGCCGCAGCCAAGAGCAGCAGCAGGCTGAATCGGCAGACGAAGCGATTGAACGCATCCCGCTGTGCGAAACGATGGGCGAACTGCAATCCGTCTACTCGGCTGCGTATCGCATTGTTAGTGGTAACGAGGCCGCACTGGCTAAGCTGAATGCAGCCAAGGATAAGCGCAAGGCTGAACTGCAGGAGGCTGCACAATGAGCATTTCTCTGTACCACATGACCGAGGAATACCGGCAGGCATTGGAGGAATTGACCAATGCCGACCTGCCCGAGGAAGTTGTACGCGACACCTTGGAGGCTCTGAGTGGCGAGCTGTACAAGAAGAGTGAGGCCGTCGCGGCCTTTACCCTTAACCTCGATGCAGAGCTTGAGGCGATCAAGCTGGTAGAGAAGCGCATTACGGACAAGCGCAAGCAACTTGAGAAGCGCACAGAAAGCCTCCGCGAGTATCTGTTAATCAACATGCAGAAGGCCGGCATAACTGAGATCAGGGCGCTTGATGGCTCATTCACTGCCAAGCTTGGCAAGGGTCGTCCGTCCGTTGTCATTGATGACGACAAGCTGCTGCCAGACGACAGCGAGTTTGTGCGGTGGACAAAGGCGCCAAACAAGGTCGCAATCGCCAATGCGCTAAAGGATGGACGCGATGTTCCAGGCTGCCGACTTGAGGTTGCACGCCCGTCACTGGTGATCAAATGACCGAGCAAGAGTTCGCCGAACTGGCTGCCTCCAAGCTCACGCAGGTGCAGGCAGCCAAACAACTGGGAATGAGCTTTGAGCAGTTCCGCGCACTACGCGAACAGTTCCCGCATATCCGGTGGGATAGAAAGCTAAGCGCGGAGCAGATCAAGGCGATCTACGTGGACAAGCGTAGTAACCGATCCTTGGCCGAGGTCTACGGGGTAGATCAAAGCATCATCAGTAAAATCAGATCAGGGCGCTGCTACAACCGGATTACTGGCGCGCCTAAACCGCAGAAGGGGAATGGCAATGAGCAGAGAGCTGATTGAACGTCTGGCCAGTTCAGGCATGAATATGCGTGAGGCTGCGGAGTCTGTCGGGATGAAGTTCTACCAGTTCCGCAATCTGCGCGACCTGCACAAAGACGTTAAGTGGCAGACCAGCAATGGGCGGAAAAAAGGGCTTGCTGCTCGATGGAAAGCACATGGCCTATCAGAAGGCAGTTCGCAGTAGAAACAATCAATTATCCACCCATCGCAGAATTGCATAGGCTGCGCGGGTGGTTTTTGAAAGGGGAATGAAGTGGCAGCACCAATCAGGCCGCATCGTCGGCCAAAGCTAAACGAAGCCCAGGTTGAGCAGATCAGAGTCAACCGATACGGCAAGACGGCAAAGCAACTGGCAGAGCAGCACGGCGTCCACTACCGGACGATTGAAAAAATCAGAGCCTATGAAACATGGGCGCACGTTTGAGGGGATGGGATGAATAGCTATCAGGACTTCATAGCAGGTAAGTCATTCCGGCACGTTGAGGCAGGTTTCGACGTGAGTGATTTGCCGTATCCGTTGTTCGACTATCAAGGCCCGATTGTTAAGTGGGCACTCAAGCGCGGGAAGGCTGCGATATTTGCAGATACCGGCCTCGGAAAAACCATCATGCAATTGTCTTGGGCTGACCAAGTGGCTAAGCATACAGGCGGCCCGGTGCTGGTACTGGCGCCGCTGGCCGTGTCGAATCAGACCATTGAGGAAGGCGCAAAGTATGGCATTGAAGTGCAGAAGGCTAATCCTGGTTCGCCATTCTTTGGCCCGAATATCGTCATCACAAACTATGAGCAACTGCACAAGTTCAATCCTGACGAGTTCCAAGGCATCGTTCTGGATGAGTCAAGCATCCTCAAAGGCATGGATGGCCGACGCCGCCGTGAGATTACCGAGTTTGCGCAGTCGATCCCGTATCGCCTGAGCTGTACCGCAACGCCTAGCCCGAATGACTTTATGGAGCTTGGCACGCAGTCGGAATTCCTCGGCATTATGAGCCAGGTGGAGATGCTGGCCATGTTCTTTATCCATGATGGTGGCGACGTTGCTAAGTGGCGTCTTAAAGGTCACGGCGAGTCTAAGTTTTTCCAGTGGCTAGCGACCTGGGCAATCGTCATCCGTAAGCCTGATGACCTTGGATTTGATGGTACGAAGCACGCACTGCCGGAACTTGTCTATCACTCGCATGTGATTGAGACAGATCCGACCGACTCGCTATTTGTTGAGCCGGCGCAAGGGCTGCAAGACCGCAACAAGGCGCGCAAAGATAGCGTGGCAGATCGTGTTGCCAAGGCTGCAGAGATTGCTAATAGCTTGGAAGGCCAGGTGCTGATCTGGTGTCACCTGAACGAAGAAAGCGATCTATTGACTCATGCCGTTCGTGATGCAGTAGAGGTAAAAGGCGCAGACACGCCAGAGCACAAGACCAACAGTCTGATGGGCTTTGCGCATGGCGATGTGCGCGTTCTGGTCAGCAAGCCTAAGATTGCCGGCTTCGGCATGAACTGGCAGAACTGCCACCAGATGATCTTTGTTGGCCTGTCCGATAGCTGGGAATCCTACTATCAGGCAATCCGCCGATGCTGGCGGTTCGGGCAAGCCATGCCAGTTCACGTTCACGTTGTCTCCGCTGATACAGAGGGCGCAGTGATTGAGAACATCCAGCGCAAAGACCAGCAGAACAAAGTGCTAGGCGAGAAGATGGTCGAGCACATGAAAACGATGATGGATCGTTCGATCTTTTCCGCAGCAACCACTAAAACCGAATATAACGCAACCGTAGAGATGGGGATTCCGCAATGGCTTCTGTAATTGACCAGGTACTGACTAACAACTTCGCTGCCTACCATGCTGACACGGTGGAGGTTGCTATGAATCTGCCGGATAACTCCGTGCATTTCAGCGTGTTCAGCCCGCCTTTTGAGTCGCTTTATACCTACAGCAACAGTGACCGCGACATGGGTAATAGCAAGGACTCTGGCGAGTTCTGGCAGCAATACCTGTACCTTGTGCGCGAGCAGTTCCGGGTGATGAAGCCTGGCCGCATCGTAGCCATCCATTGCATGAACCTGCCGACCAGCAAGCAGAACGATGGCTTTATTGGCATCCGCGACTTTCGTGGCGAACTGATCCGCGCCTATCAGGATGCTGGCTTCATTTTTCATTCCGAGGTCGTGATCTGGAAAGACCCAGTAGTTGCCATGCAGCGCACTAAGGCGCTTGGGCTGCTGCATAAGACCATCAAGAAAGACAGCAGCATGAGCCGTATGGGCATCCCTGACACGATGATTATGATGCGCAAGCCTGGCGACAATGCAGAACCTGTTAGCGGAGCATTCACTTACTACGTTGGCGACCAGCCTGCGCCAGGGTTTAAGCGTCACGTCTGGAACGATGGCCGCGAGTGCTGGATTGTCGAAGATGGCAGCATGAATACCAGCGTGGACGTCTGGCAGCGTTACGCATCTCCGGTATGGATGGATATCAACCAGACCGACACGCTCAATTTCCGAGAAGGCCGCGAGAGTGACGATGAGCGTCATATCTGCCCGCTGCAATTGGACGTAATTCAGAGATGCTTGCAGCTTTGGAGCATGCCTGGCGAGGTTGTCTGGTCGCCATTCATGGGCATCGGCAGCGAGGGCTACATGAGCCTCAAGGCTGGTCGCAAATTCATTGGCGCAGAGCTAAAAGAGTCATACTTTAAGCTGGCAATCCGCAATCTTGAGTTGGCCAAGTCCACTCAATACGATCTGTTCTAAACCTCAAGCCCCGCCAAGCGCGGGGCGTTTACCGGAGAATGCTATGACCTTTGAACAATTCACAACCAACGTGCGCCAGTGGTCTACAGAGCGCGGCATCTATGAGCACAGCACGGCAGTAGCGCAGGCGTTGAAGGCTTGCAGCGAGGCTGGGGAGTTGTGTGATGCGGTGATAAAGGGTGATCGGGAGGCGCTTGTAGATAGCGTCGGCGATATATGCGTATGCCTGGTCAATGTCGCAGAGATGCAAGGCTTCCAGATTGACGGAAAACAAGATGCGCATAGGTTTTCAAATACGGTTCAGGCAGCAGCCGGATGTATTGCGCGCGAGTGCGGTGATCTTGCGGTAAACGTAGGCAGTCGCGCATATGGTGATGCAGAAGAAAATGCAGAGAGCGTAATGTATTTTATGCAGGCGCTTTGCGACATCGAGGGGATTGCTTTACTTGAATGCTGCGAATCAGCCTGGAGCGAGATCAAGGATCGGAAGGGACGCATGGTCGCCGGCGGGGCGTTCGTCAAGGAGTAACAACACGGGGCGCTAAGCGCCCCTTTTCTTGTTCATCAGATCAGCAATCAGCGGCGCCACGTTCTGAACGGCACGCTCACCGAACAGAAACCCGAGCACCAGAAAGTTAATGACCCATAACGCACTTTCCTGCTGCTCGGTCATCTGCCACCTACCCATAAACCACATGCCGTCAGCGTACAGGGTGGCATAGCCCCAGATCGGGCGTTGAAGTCCACGCAGGAACAGCACAAACGGGCCGATAACGGGCACGGCTCGCAGGTCTTGCGCGCTACCCTCAGTCAGTGCGATTCGCTCTGTTAGGCGCTGCTCAGCCTCGGCTATGGCTTGGTCTATCTGCCTGGATTTGGTCAGCTCAAGTTCATTGAGTCTGGCTTGCAGTTCCAGCTTCTTTTCTGGCGGAGCCTCTGGCGGCCAGTAGGCCATAACGATCTCTTTGGCTTCCTTGAACAGGGAGCCGCCTACGATGCTGGTGAGGCTGTCGAGAAAGCTCATGGGTACACCTTCCTATCTAGCTCGAAATGCGGTTGATCGACAAAGGACTTCCACGAGCCTCCCCAGACGATAGGCACATGCAATTCCTTTGCTGCCTGGATCATGGCGTCAGCTATGGCAGGGCACCGTTCCCAAGGCGTGGGCCGACCGACCGGATACAGGTCAACCGCATGGCCTGTTAGGTGGCGGCTATTCATGGTCTTGCTCACACCCTTCGCGACGTACTGCCGCTGGGTTTCTATTGAGCGCACACCTTCGATGACGGAGAAGTCATACTCAGTCAACTCGATGGCGCGCTCCACCACCTTGACCAGATCAGGGTGCACGCCTTGCAACCGTTCGCGGCTGCGGGTTCCTAGCTTGAACATGATTGCCTCATAGTCGGTTCATATCGCAGACAGTCTAGCAGTTGAAACAATCAATTAGCGCGCCGCGTGTCGCTGCTTATACTGCGCGTACGGAACAAATAACGGAGCAGCACCATGAAACCCCAAGCCACCCGCAACAGCGACCTACGCGCCCGCAAGATCAAAGAGTTCGCAATGGGCGCCCTGATGTTCACCGGCATGGCTGGCGTTATCGGTTATGCGGTATCTGGTTTGCTGGGTTTGATCTGATGCAAGGGCTAGTGTTCTGGCTAGTGTTTATCGCCGCTGTGCTGGCGGCTCAATTGATAGAGGGGATGTGAAATGAGCGACAAAGAGAAGGTGATCGGGGAGGAGGTGGAGGTTGTGGCCTGGTGGGACGATAGTGACTACAACAGCGCAACGACTAGCCGCGCAGTCCTGCACGATTGGCTGAACAATGGTTACCCGGTTCGCGAGCTCATGACCGTCGCCCAGCACCAGCGCATTACCGAGGCGCTGCGGGGTGAGGTTGATCGGTTGATGAAAAAGCTAGCCGAGAATTTCCAATTGGAGGCGCTACTTAAAATGCCCGAGTTTGCGTCTGTTCAGATACTGCACAACACAATTGCAGGTAAGGATTCCGACATAGACCAGCTCCGCGCCGAGGTGGAGCGGTGCAAAGCTGGCTGGGTTCGCTGCAATGATCGGGCATTGAAAGCTCAGGCAAAACTAAACTCACTCCGCGCCCAGCTCGCCCAGCAGCAGGTGCCGGATGACCTGCGAGGTATCTGCATGCTGGTTGCAGAAGCCGGAATTAAGCACGGGCGCGGGCGAGATCGAGCAGTTTCTGCAGACGAGTGCCGCGAAGTTGTTGACTCTGTGCTCGCCGCCGCCCCTGCGCCCGCGCAGGTAGAGCCAGCCAGCCCGTGGGTGGCGGTAAGTGAGCGGCTGCCGAGCAGTCGTGTGCCAGTGCTGGCTCGCTACACAAACGACTACGGACACGGCAGGACAATCCGCGCGTGGTGGCTGGCCAAGTTCCAGCAGGAGTCCGAGAACATAGACAACTTCGATGCCGACTATGACGAAGAATCCGACACCTACTACGACCCGAAAGGCTGGTACGAACTAATCGACAACTGGGGCGACTACTCAAGCGTTGCTGTAACTGAGGGCACCATAACTCACTGGATGCCTATGCCTCTCCCGCCAGCGCCGGAGGTGAAGCCGTGAGCCTGTTCCAGTGCTACGAATGCGGATGCCGTGAGAATACAGCGACCTGTAATTTCTGGTCGCGTATGCCGGATGATGGCCAGTGGCGCGGAGTGCCGGCGCGTCCTTGGATGCTGTGTTCTGCGTGCGACCCGGACATTGGCCAATGGCATGACCGATTCCCGCGTGTCTTTCTGCCCAAGGGCATGTTCGCCACCAATCAGCGCGGAAACCTCGCCCACACTGCAACTGGCGACGAGAACGTGAACGCCTACGCACTACAGGAGCCCCGCCATGACTGACACCATGCTCGCCGCTGCCCCTGCGCCGGAGTCGTCCAAATGAAGATAACAAAAGAGCTTGAAGCGGCAGCGGTTCACCTTGAGCGAGCTGCTGCATTGCTCGCAAAAACTGCCGGAACCGCAGAGCGTATGCCAAACGGGCGCAGGTGGATTAGCTCACTCGCCGCATACAAGCGGTCTGTTCGTCTGCTGCTGTCGTTGCGTGGGTTGCAGCGCCAATGCCGTTTTTACGAAGAACCAAAGGAGCCCCGCCATGACTGACACCGTAACGATCCGCCGCGAGATTCTGGAGGAACTGCGCGATTCAACCGACGGCTTGCTGATGCTTTGGAATGCGACACGAGTATCAGGATGCCTGCCTATGGAAATCATAAAGGCAACTGCGGCAGTCAAGGCTATTAGTGCCGCCCTCGCCGCCCAGGTGCAGGGGGATGCTGTGCCATTCGCCGTGACAACCGGCTACTTTGGAGGTCACGCGACCATCAGGCCAATCAATCCGGCAATGGTTATCAACTCTGGATTAGCGCTGTACATCGCCCAGCCCCAGCCCGCCGAGGTGGGGGAGCTGGTGGAACTGCTGCGCGCTGAGTTCCCGTTGTTCGACGACGAAGGGCTGGATCAGGAAAATCACCACTGCGAATGGTCTGTGCAGCATGATCGAAAGCGGCTGCACAGACTTCTCGCCAAGCTGGAGGGCAAGGCATGAAACCCATGTCCCTCAAGTTCGTCTGCGACATCTGCGGACGCAAGCGCAGCCACGGCGACTGGCCAGCTATCCACCGGGAATCTGGCGACTTCTTTGCTCGTATGCAGCCGCTCCCGCCAGCGCCGGAGTCGTACAAATGAGCCTTAACTTCTGGAGAAAACTCCGCAAGCTGGTGCAGAAGCGCGAGCGCAAAGCGTTCCTTGAGCGCCACTGCGTCAACCTAAAGTGCCCACATTGCAATACTTGGATGTCTGACGCCGACAGCGCCGGCAGCTTTTCAGCCGGTCACCTAATCGCAACAAACTGGACGTGCGGACACTGCGAAAAAGTGAGCGCGTGGGTGTGCGAAGCGGGATTTTGGTTTCCCGCCGAGCAGTTTGGAATAAGTACGCCACAACAGGAGCCCCGCAAATGACTGACACCGTAACGATCCGCCGCGATATGCTAGAGCGGCTGTACGAAGCCGCAGGGCGCGGCACTGGAATGGAAAACGAGGATTTGCGGTCTGTACGCGCCGCCCTCTCCGACCCGGTGCAGGAGCCTATAGCGTGGCGATTCACTGGGGTATCAGGTTTCACGCGTTACATCACTGAGCGCAAGTATCAAGCTATAAGCACTGAGGCGCGTAATTGGTACGAGCCCTACGAGTGCGCCAAGTGCAGAGCCGCCCCGGTGCAGGGGGAGGCGGTGGCATGGGCGCGGCAGTGCGACCTAGACGAATCCGACCCGGCGATATTCGTCGCCCGTGAAGAAGTTCAGGAAAGCGGCTACCTAGTACCGCTCTACGCCACCCCGCCCCAGCCCGCCGAGGTGGGGGTGCTGGTGGAGGCGTTGCGCTACTTCGTCAGCAGAGAGTCAGCAATACAGGCGAAATTTGATCTGCACGGCCCTGCTGATATTGCGTCAGGAATGCGGATCAAGTTTGAGCAGGCCCGAGCCGCACTAGCCAAGCTGGATGGTAACAAATGACTATCCGCGCCCTACTCGCCGACCTTGCCGCACAAGGCCACAGCCGAACCAGTGCACACAAGGCTGCCGGCATGACCTGGCACACGTTCCGGCAGTTGTGTGCGGATCATCCTGATATCAAGTGGAGGCGCAAAGGTGAGCACCTTAAAGCCTACAGGGCAGTCACTAATACATGACGCCTGCGGATGG